ACGAGGAACTTTTTGCAATCGCAAGCCGAGGCAGCTAAGGAGCTGCTGATTAGGCGCAGAGCCCGATCAGACATCCTCCAATATGCCAATGCCATAGAAGTGCCGGGTCGACCAACAACGGAAGACCCTGACACCGAATTCTTTGAGCCTATCGAAACCACGATGGCTCATCATCATCGACTGCTTTTGACTAAGCTCGATGAGGTAGCAAATACTCCGCATGGTCGGATGATGGTGTTTATGCCTCCCGGCTCAGCCAAATCGACCTATGCTTCAGTAGTTTTCCCTAGTAAGTACCTTGGGGCTCAACCGAACCGAAAGATCATCCTAGCCAGCTATGGCGATGATTTAGCTCGGAAACTCGGTAGACGTACCCGTTCAATCATCAAGCAGCCTAGATACCGAGGAATATTCGGAAGTGGGCTTACTGCAGAGTCTTCCGCAGCGCAAGAGTTCGCACTGGACAACGGCAGCGAATACATGGCTTGCGGTATTTTGGGCGGTGTGACGGGTAACAGAGCTCATGGGATCATCATTGATGACCCGATCAAGGGACGTGAACAGGCAAATTCGGACACAATCCGAAACAAGACTTATGACGCTTTCGAGGATGACCTCAAGACTCGTCTCATACCGGGTGGCTGGATCGTATTGATTCAGACTCGGTGGCATGAGGATGACTTGGCGGGTCGAATACTCCCCGATGGCTGGAAAGGTGAATCAGGAAAGATTCTATGCAAAGACGGAAACCACTGGGAAGTGGTTTGTTTGCCAGCAAAATGCGAAAACGAAGGTGATCCGCTGGGTCGAAAGATCGGGGAATACCTTTGGACTGAATGGTTTGATGAGAAGCACTGGGCTCAATTTGAGCAAAACCCGAGAACGTGGTCGGCACTGTATCAGCAGCGACCAGCACCCTTGGACGGTGATCTATTCAAACCCGATCAGATAAAGATTATTGACGCTTTACCCGCAGAGGAAATCAAGTGGTGCAGAGGCTGGGACTTAGCCAGCACTGTTGACGGTGACTACACTGCGGGAGGAAAACTTGGAAGATTGCCCGATGGACGCTTTGTTATTGCAGATATGGTTAGACTGCGTGTGGGTCCCGATCAGCGTGACGCAGCAATGGTTAATACGGCTGGGCTTGATTCAAGGAAAGTCAAAATAAGCATTCCGCAGGATCCGGGGCAAGCAGGTAAAACGCAAGTGCTTTACCTCACAAGAGCATTGGCAGGATATACTGTCACCAGCTCTCCCGAGTCAGGCGATAAGATAACTAGGGCAGAGCCTTTTGCTGCTCAAGTTAATATTGGCAACGTACTAATGCTGCGAGGCGATTGGAATTCAGCTCTAATCAACGAAATGCGTATATTCCCTAACGGCTCACATGATGACCAAGTGGATTCGCTTTCAAGAGCTTTTTCTGAAATAATGGTAGCTCGCAGAAGTTTCTTTGGATAGGATTTTATGTTTAAGTGGCTAACAGGAAGACAAGAGGTAAGCGAGGCGACTCAGGAACCTCAAAAGCCGAAGGCTAAGAAAAGCCTATTCAGCACCCATGCCTTTGATATGTTTGACCCTGACGCTAAGAGATTCAAAGTAGCTGATACTTTTTCTGCACTTCAAAAGCAACAACCAGCCTTTCATGGCGATTTCGCAATGGATGACTCTAGCAATGGAGTTGCCAGCTTCAAAATGTACGCAGCGGGAAACAATAGCGTTTCCGATGCCGTAGTCTATTGGTACGCTTCCCAAGGATTCATCGGAGCTCAGCTCTGCGGTATCCTCGCTCAAAACTGGCTGATTAATAAAGCTTGTGCGATGCCGGGGGATGATGCGATCCGTAAAGGCTACAACGTAGTTTCAGTAGATGGCGATGAGCTCGACCCTGAAGCCGTAAAGATCATTAATTCGTATGACCGTTCCTTCCGACTAAATTGGAATATGCGTGAATTTATCCGCAAGGGACGTATCTTCGGTATTCGTATTGCCATGTTTAAAGTGCAATCTACCGACCAGCAATATTATGAGAAGCCATTCAATATCGATGGCATTACTGCTGGCAGCTACAAGGGGATCGTACAAGTCGACCCATACTGGACTGCTCCAATGCTGGACAATGCCAGCTCTAGCCAGCCTGATACCCTACATTTCTATGAGCCTACTTGGTGGCTCATCAACGGTAAGAAGGTTCACCGTTCGCACCTAATCATTTTCCGTCATGCCGAACCAGTCGATGTATTGAAACCTCAATACATTTATGGCGGTGTGCCTTTGACTCAACAGTTGATGGAGCGTGTATACGCTGCGGAACGTGTTTCAAACGAAGCTCCTCAGTTGGCGATGTCTAAACGGACTACCGTTTGGCTTACTGACATGGAAGCGGTAATGAGCGACAGCAATGCTGCCATTAGCCGTTTGCAGCAATGGGCTGCCTATCGTGATAACTACGGTGTGAAGCTTGGCGATAAAGAAGGCGATGAGTTCTCTCAATTCGATACTTCCCTAGCTGACTTTGACTCCCTAATCATGACCCAGTACCAACTGGTCGCAGCTATCGCTGGAGTACCAGCAACCAAATTAATCGGTACAACTCCAAAAGGATTCAACTCCACTGGAGAATACGAGGAAGCAAGCTATCACGAGCTGCTTGAGTCCATTCAGACCCATGACCTGAGCCCACTGGCTGAGCGTCATCATGCGCTGGTTATCAAGTCTTACGTTGAGCCTCAGCTTGGCAAGAAGATGGAAGTTGAGACCACTTTGAACTGGCTCCCACTCGATACACCTACTGCACAAGAATTGGCTGCAACCAACTTGGCAAAAGCTCAGGCTGGTCAAGTGCTTATTACTTCAGGTGCTATCAGCAGCGAAGATGAGCGTCAACGTGTAGCCACTGACAAGACTAGCGGATACAACGAAATTGGCATCATGGAAGAAGATCGTCCTGAAGCCGAGGAATTGGCTGACGAAGATTTCAAGAGCGTTGAAGACCAAAGCTTTGCAGATCCTGAAGATGGAGCTGGAGAGCTTGGCGAGAAATTTGCAGTTGCTCAAGACGATGCTAAATGGGAAGAAAAAAAGCACCCACGAGCAGATAATGGTCAATTTGGATCAGGCGGTGGTGGCGCAGCCCCTTCGTCAGAGACTAAAAAAAAAGAAGTAGCGAGTGAGCCAGCAAAGGCAGAAAAAAAGTCTTCTGAGTCTGCTCAGCAAAATCTTCCGCTTGAGCAGGGAAAAGAGCAGACTAAAGCAGGAACCCAAAAAGTCCAAAAGCTTCCTAACGGTGGCTACATCGACAAGCATGGATTTGAACGATCCCCAAACCTTACTCCCAAAGAGCGAAGAATTGAGGGAACTTTTTACGCAGCGATCCGCAATAACGAAAAAGCTCTGATTGACAAATATCAGGAAACCAACGGCAACATCATTGATCCTGACTCTGTTAAGAAGCTAGACCCACGTTTTGCCAAAGACTCCTCACTAGCTGCAGCCGTACATGAGCCTAGCTCATACCTTTCAAAAGTTATTTGGAAGAATGCCCTAGAGAAGAAGGCAGCAGCAGGGGATGACTCTGCGACCATGTTTACTGCTGGTGGCAGTGGATCAGGTAAGTCTGAGTCTGAGAAGATGGCTCGTAAGCTGCTTGGCTTGAAAGATGACGCATTGACCTTTGACTCAGTGCTTGGCAATTTCAAATCAGCTACTGACAAGATCAACCAAACCCTCGACATTACTAAGGGTAACGTGGACATCGTTTATACGAATGCGACCCTTGATCTAGCTGTCATGCTTAACATGAAGCGCAGCCGTACTGTCCGATTGGATACGCAGCTTGACGCTCATATCAAAGCTTCCGAGAACATCAAGAAGCTGGCTGAGCACTACAAAAATAATCCTCGGGTGAACTTTACTGTTGTCAACAACAACACTGGCGACCCTCCTTACCTAACTGAAGGCAAGATCGATCAGGTTCCTACCTACACCGACAGAACTGCTATGCGTGAAAGAATGGTCGCATTCGCTAAGAAAATTGTCGCTGAAGGTAGGATCCAAGACGGTGAGAAAAAAATCAAGATGCTACTGGGATAAGACCCATTGCAATAGTGGTGGCTACGACATCGTAGTCATTCACTTTTTGCCCCATAAAGTCATGCTGAGCAACGTAGCGGGTTTTGACTAACTCTCCTGCCAAGTTGTAAGTTTTCAGAATATCGATCACAGTGCAGAGTCTTGGGGCTTTGCCACGAGTTTTAAATTGAGTTCCGATTGCGTATTCCATATTAATTCTCCCTATATTGAGCGATTGCGATTGCCATTGCTGCTTCGGCTTCTTGAAGATTGCCACCAGCGATCAAGACATTACGAGCTGCAGCGTCAATGCGACCTAAATTCATAATGTTGAACTGGATGCAGTTGCCAATACGATTGAAGATCTCATTCACTTGGCGATCCATGACTCTATTTGCGTTTCTCATTTTTAAACCCCTTGAAATAAAACAGCGTAATTACGATCCAAACCCTGCATGATTCTCTCAGCACGTTCGGCTCCGAAGACATACTGGAGGAACGGGACTGGCTCACCCTGAATGGGAACCCGATTACCGAAACCTCGAACAACCAACAAAGCATTCATTTCAATTTCCTTTCGTGGAAAAACAAACTACATTCTTAGTATCATACTAATTAAGCATAGCGTCAATAGGCTTGAGAAATATATTTTCAGGTGTTGTATTTGTAATACACCTCAAAAAAAACTTGCATTTTCTTAAAAATCTGTTGACATTATGCTAAATAGGTATATAGTAGAGGTGTAGTCTTTGATAAACACGAAAGGAAATCAAAATGGCACGTCAATTAAGTATCCCAGCCCAAGCAGCAGGAATGATCCGTCAATACATGAGGGCAAACGGAATCGCTGGCAGTGTTCGCAGTGAAAGCTACAGCATGGGAAGCAGCGTCAATGTAAGTGTTGTTGATATGCAGCCAGCAGCAGTAGCGGAATTGGAAGCGTATGCAAACCAGTTTCAGTACGGCAATTTCAACGGAATGGAAGATATTTACGAATACAGCAATAGTCGTGATGACTTACCCCAAGTGAAATTTGTTTTTGTCCGTAACGAAATTAGCCCTGAATTACGTCAATCAATTTGGGATTACGCAAGAGGGTATTACGCTGGAATGGAAAATGCCCCAGTAAATGCCGATGAAGCCAGCCGTTTTTATAATGCGTACTTTAATCAGTATGGAAACGTAATAATCTACCGTTTATTTGCTGGCGGTTATATGCAAAACCAATATTGGGACTTTGTGAATGGAGTCGAGGAGGACTTGGCTGCATGATTACCAACAAAAGAAATAGAGGGGGGATGGGATACGTCCCCACTGCTCAAGAGATTATTGAGTCACGAGGGCATTTATCCCAATCCAAAGCAGCCAGTTTGATCTATACTACTCAAGCTCGATGGAGTAATTACGAAACTGGTAAAAGTCGAATGCACCCTGCTCACTGGGAGCTATTCCTTATGAAGAAAGGAGAAGAAGATGCCTAAGAAGATGACTTTTGAAGAAGCTCGTGCCGAATGGCTTAAAGAGCTTAACGGGCGAGACATGGCGCAATACGGCAATGATCTCGAAAAAGAACAAGACGCAAAGGTAGCAGCTTCTATGACTCCCGAATACCTAGCTATTTGGAAGAAAGCAGCTAAAGAAACCGATGCGGAAGGCAACTAAAAAGCCCGTTGATGGGATAGTCGGTGGCGCATTACGACCTAATGCAAGCATTGCTGCCGACTACGCTAAGCCGACAGTTGATCTGATCGGCTTAATGTCTAGGGATGTCGAGCGACACCTAAAGAAGCTATTTAAAGAGAATGAGTTTGGATTTGCGATGGATGCGTCCATTTCAAGTCAAGCTCGTATTCTTTTGAACTGGCTGCTTGCTAAGTGGTCAAAACGCTTTAACGACATCGCCAAGAGCTCAACAGAGCGCATGATAGAGCGCACTATCCGCAACTCAGCCGTAACGCTGGGGCTGTCATTAAAGGACGCTGCGGAGGATTTTAAGATCGACACTTCCTTTAGGAATGCTCAGATCAATGATGTAATCAAAGCCAGTACTCAAGAGGCTGCAAACCTAATCAAAGTAATCCCGCAAAAGTACCTTGCCGAAGTGCAGGGTCAAGTCATGCGGAGTATTACGACTGGAAAAGGAATGGAAGATCTAGTACCTTTCCTGACAAAGAAATACAATGGCAACATTCGTCATGCGAGAAATACTGCGCTGGATCAGACTCGCAAGGCATATCAGTCAATCAATACTTCAAGACTCAAAACTCTTGGAGTGAAAAAGTTTATATGGATCCACTCAGGCGGTGGTAAGGAGCCGAGAGAGAATCATATTAGAATGTCGGGTAATGAGTATTCATTCGACAATCCCCCCGTAATTGGGGTAATGTACGGGGAAGAAGTGCGGGGATTACCCGGTGATTTACCAAATTGCCGTTGTATTTGCAAACCAGTCATCAACTTTGATTTAGACGAATAAGGAATTAACATGAATGAAAAAATGAACGCTGTTGAATCAGCAAACGCTTCCCTCGCTTCTTTGGCGGGTATGGGCGAAGTAGCTCATGCAGAAGGTGTTTACACTTTCCGCTGTTTCGATAAAGAAGGCGGTTCGCTGCTTTGGGAAGAAAAGATCGACAACGTAGTCTGCACCTTGGGTAAAAACTTGATGCTTCAGTCTTCTTTGACTGGCTCAGCTTACACCGTAGTAGGTCCATACATGGGCTTGATCTCCTCAGTCGGCTTTACTGCTGTTGCTGCTGGCGATACCATGACATCCCATACTGGATGGAATGAAGCTGGATCTACTAACGCTCCTACTTTTGCTGCTCGTATTGCTCCTGCATTCGGTACAGCTTCTGCTGGCGCAATCGGTACAAGCACTCCAGTAAGCTACACAATGACTGGTGCTGGTACATTGCAAGGCGCATTTATTACTTACGGCACTGGTGCAGTATCTACTTTGATGGATACTAACGGTGTATTGCTGTCTGCTGGTGTATTTACAGGCGGTGCTCAGCCAGTTAATAGCGGTAACGTAGTACAAGTTACTTACTCACTCAGCCTTTAATTTAGGAACCAATCATGACAATATTTACTAAAGGTCAAGAAGTCTCTCAAGTAATCACAGCTCCTATCGTGGGAACTGTAGAAAAATTTGCTTTTGACGAAAACACTGGTGAGCGTACCGTTCTTGTAGCTTTTAAAGATGCAGACGGTAACGACCAAGTGCGTTATTTCAAAGAATCTGAAATCGCTGCCGTTTAATCATGGCATTTAGATTAGTTGATCGGGTAAGAGAGACAGCGATCTCTCCCGGCACTGGCACAGCCGTACTTACTGGAGCTGCGCTTGGCTATCAAACCTTCTCCGCTGGAGTGGGCGCAAATAATACGACTTACTATGTTATTGCGGATCAGTCAGGAGCAAACTGGGAAGTAGGCTACGGAACTGTAGGAGCATTGGGTACAACTCTTGCTAGAACCACAGTCCTATCCTCATCCAATGCTGGCGCACTCGTCAACTTTTCTAGTGGCACTCAAGACGTTTGGGTAGATTACCCAGCAACTCGTGCAGTCAATTTAGACTCAAGCGGAAAGCTAAGCTTTGGTGGGAATGGCACTGGTTATGCTGATTGGGCAAGTGCTGCTCCTACCGTTGCTGCTGGACGTATGTGGTACAACGGAACCGATGGCTCATGGAATTTGGGCATGGGTGGTGGAAACATTACCCAGCAAATCGGTGAGGAGTTGTTTTACTACGGCAAAGCTTCTGCTGCAATTACAGACTCTCCGCTTCAAATTATCAAACAAACTGGAGTAGTTGGCGCAAGCGGAGTTATTACTTTTGCCCCGACAACTTCAGGAATTACTGATGGCAGCCTTATTGTTGGTGTAGCCACAGAATCATTGGCATTAAATGCTTTTGGTCGAATCACGACTTTTGGTGTTATTCATGGAGTTACCACTGATGGATCTGCTTATGGAGAAACATGGGCAGACGGTGACGTTATTTGGTACAACCCAGTAACAGGAAATCCAACAAAAATCAAACCAGTCGCTCCAAATATTAAAGTTCAAATCGGAACTGTAATTAATGCTGGATCGGGTGGATCGGGTTCATTCTCGGTAGAAATTAATCATGGATCAGTGCTTGGTGGCACTGACTCAAACGTACAACTGACTTCCGCAACTGGCGGTCAAATCCTTACTTACAATCAAACTGGTCAATATTGGGCTAACGTATCTCTAGGAGCAGGAACTGGTTTTTCTGCAACTGCTGGAGTTGGCGGGTCTTTGTCGATTGGCGCAAGCGTTGCAGCCATTGGCACTTGGATGGGTACACCGTCCTCTGCTAATCTTTTGGCAGCAATGACCGATGAAACTGGTATTGGATTGCTGGTATTTAACAATACCCCAACCTTTATTTCTCCTTTATTGGGAACTCCGACAAGTGGAAACCTTTCAAATTGTACGAATATTCCTGCAGGACAGCTCACAGGGACGATTCCTTCAGGAGTCTTAGGTAACTCTACCCTTTACGTTGGCACGACTGCCATAGATCTGAATAGAGCCTCTGCTAACCTAGCTTTGACTGGTTTGCTCAGCGGTACATTCCAAGGCTCAACATCGGGCAGCGTTCAACTTATTCCTGCTGCTGCAGCGGGTACAGGAACTGTCCTGACAATGCCAGCGACAACTGGCACGATCATTACTTCGGGCGATAGCGCAACCGTAACCAATACGATGCTGGCTGGCTCTATTGCCAATGCCAAACTATTGAATAGCTCGGTTACGTTTAACGGTGTATCCGTTGCACTAGGTGCTTCAGGCACTATCACTGCTGCGAATCCTAATGCGCTGACAATCAGCTCCCCATTAAGCGGAACCAGTTACAACGGATCTTCTGCGGTGACTATTGCTTTGGCTGCTGGGTACGGTGACACTCAAAACCCATTCGCCTCAAAAACTGCAAAATATTTTCTAGCTGCGCCTAATGGCACTGCTGGAGATCCTACTTTCCGAGCGATTGTTGCTGCAGACATTCCTACACTGAATCAAAACACTACAGGTAGCGCAGCGACTCTGACAACAGGTCGAACTATTGGCATGACTGGTGATGTCACTTGGACATCGGGTTCATTTAATGGCTCTGCTAACGTAACTGGTACAGCAACCTTGGCTACGGTAACTGTTGCTAAAGGTGGTACTGGTTTAACCACTACCCCAGCAAACGGTGCTTTGGATATTGGTAACGGAACTGGGTTTACTCGTACCACTTTGACTGCTGGTGCTGGCATTTCAATTACAAATGGAACAGGCACAATAACTATTGCTAATACTGCTCCTAACATTGTCGCTTCTTATTTAGTCGTTGGCGGTGGCGGTGGTGCTGGTTCTGCATTTGGTGGTGGTGGAGGTGCTGGTGGTTTATTAAGTGGCACAGTAACTCTTGCATCATCAACTACATACACAGTTACTGTCGGTGCTGGAGGTGCTGGAGCAAATGGCTCTATTGGCATACAAGGAAGTAGCTCACAATTTGGTACATTAACTGCATCCATAGGCGGAGGCGGTGGTGGAGCTGGTGGAGCTGGCGGTAGTGGAGGTTCAGGAGGAGGAGCTGGTTCTTATGGTGGTGCTCCTACATTTACTGCTGCTTCGGGGACATCTGGACAAGGTAATGCTGGTGGTCAAAATACTGGTTCAGCAAACTACGGCACAGGTGGCGGAGGGGGTGCTGGTGCAGTAGGTGGAACAGGGACAACAACAGTTAATGGTGATGGTGGTGTAGGAGTAGCTTCTTCTATTACAGGCTCATCTGTAACTTATGCAGGTGGCGGAGGAGCTGCTGGTGGTCTAGGATTTATTGCTCTTGCAGGTGCAGGTGGTGCTGGAGGTGGCGGTGCTGGAGGTAGTGTTGGTACTTCATGGATTGGTGTTTCTGGAACTGCTAATACAGGTGGTGGTGGAGGTGCTGGTGCATATAGTGGTTCAGCTTGGCAAACAGGTGGAGCAGGTGGTTCTGGTGTAGTTATTCTTTCAATACCAACTTCTTTGTACACAGGCACTACAACTGGTTCTCCAACTGTTACTACTTCAGGTTCTAATACAATCATGAAATTTACTGCTTCAGGGAGCTACACAGCATGAGCCATTTCGCTAAAGTCCTCGATGGAAAAGTTGTTCAAGTCATTGTTGCTGAACCTGAATTTTTCGATACTTTTGTCGATAGCAGCCCCGGTACTTGGATTCAAACTTCTTATAACACTCGTGGGAATGTGCATTACGATCCATATACAAACGAGCCTGATAACAAACCACCTTTGAGGGCAAATTTTGCTGGTATTGGATATTTTTATGACTGGCAAAATGACGTTTTTTATTCTCCACAGCCATATCCATCATGGACGTTAAATAAAACAACTTGGCTTTGGGATGCCCCTGTCCCGCTTCCAACTGATAGGTTTGATTATATTTGGGACGAAGAAAATCAATCTTGGGTAATTCCTAGCGATACGGTGGCTTAATTGTTCGGCAGCTCTCCCTTTTCGAGTGCGCCAATATCAGGGCTGTTTGGGGCTGGTTCGGTAACTTATGTCGTTACCATTTCCGAAGCTGGCAATGCTCAAGACACTCAATCCGTACTGGTTCTTGTTTACGTCTCTTTAGCTGAGACAGCAACTCCAGTCGATGTCGTATCTCAAAATACAACCCTCCCAGTATCTTCAATTACAGAAGCTGCAAACGCAGTAGATACAGTTTCACAGTCAATGACGGCTCCGAATAGCATTTCCGAGGCTGGATCTGCAGCGGATACCGTTTCAGAAAACATGACTGCTCAGGGAGTAGTCTCTGAATCAGGGTCTGCCGTTGATGTAGTTTCTCAAAATTCGACTTCTCCAGTAGAAATTACTGAATCAGGAAACGCTCAGGACACTCAGTCCGAAACAATGTCTGCCCCTATATTTGTAGAGGAAGCTGGCAATGCCGTTGATGTAGTTTCGGAAAATATGACTGCCTCATTGGAGGTTTTGGAGGCTGGGAATGCCGTTGATACCGTATCCGAAAATACGACAGCCCCCGTAACCATAGAGGAATTTGCTTCTGCCGTTGACGAAGTATCGAAAACCATGACTAGCCCAACTTCTATTTTTGAAGCTGCTAGTGCGCTAGATGCCCAGTCTGAAGACATGACTGCCCCAATCAGCATAACTGAGTCTGCAAATGCTGAAGACACCCAGTCCGAAAACATGATTGCCTCAGTGACGGTGACAGAGACAGCCAATGCCGTTGATAGCGTTTCTCAAAACGTAACGGCTTATTTGACAGCCATTGAGACAGCGGATGCAATAGACACTCAAACGCAAAACATGATTGCGCTGCTGTCTGTAGTTGAGTCAGGGCTTGCTTCTGACGCTGCTACTGAATCAATGACAGCCTACCTAGAAATGGTAGAGGCTGGGGATGCTCAGGATTTAGTCATTCAAAATATGATTGCCTCATTGAATGTCTCAGAAGCTGGATTAGCCGAAGATATTGTCAATCAGGTAATGATTGCCTCTTTAAACATTGACGAGGCAGCAAACGCTCAAGATTCGACTAACGCTACGAACTATGTCATAGTCACAGTAGTAGAATCGGGCAATGCAGTAGACGTTTATATTTGCGCTCCAATTTTCCAAAAATCGGATAAAGTTTGGCACGTTTCACCAAGACCGACAAACTGGCAAGCAGCACAAAGATTGGATTATTGGCACGTTTCACCAAGACAGGATTATTGGCAAGCTCATGAATAGTTACATTTTAGAAAAACGGACTTCCGA